TAATCATCGTGTAGATTTATCACAGCCAATTATTGTGGGCCCACAACATAGTGACGGAAAATACAGTGTTATTGATGGCAACCACCGTGCCGCAATTGCGCAAGAACTTGGCAAAACAATCAAGGGCTATTTTCCAGTTAAGAAAAAAGATGGTATTCCCACAAAGATAAATACAAATGAAACAACGTCTGCTGGCGGGATTGCTACTGTAATAGGTGGTCTCGGTAATGGAAATCCAGCAGCGAGTATTTATCCTGCAGTCAGATCAAAGAAGAAACACAGAAATATATCAACACTACGTAGAAGGGCAATGCCATGAAATTACAAGACGTTATGGAAAATAATTTACGGGAATGGGGGTCATCTGACTGGTCTAGTGCAGTGCAAATGATGGACGAATATTTAAAGGATCAACGTATTAGCCCAGAAAGCATCACTGATGCAGCAGAAGAAGTGGCTGATTTTTACTATGATGATATGGGATATGAAAGTCCCGATGACGCTGTGAACAGGGTGATTAATGTGTGGATGGTTCGCAAGGGTTATTCAGAGTTGCTAGGAGAAAATACAGAACAACTAAATGAATTGGCTCCATTAGCTATCGCAGCACTGCACGGAGCGCGTCTAGCAGCACCACATGTTGCCAGATTTGTTGCCAGACGTGCTTTGCCAGCAATTGGGCGCGGCATTATGGGAACTGCCAGATTAGCAGGGCGTGGCATTAGCAGGGTAGGAAGATTCGCGAGGCGGCACCCATTTGTAACTGGCGCCGCGATGAACGCCGTGAGCGGCTCTGGCGGCGGTTCTTCTTCTTCATCGTCATCAAATTATGATGTCAACCCAGATGGCGAAGATTTTGTAGCATTCGAAAGTACAGAAGATGACGATAACAATCAAATCAGGGAGTTAGAGCAAATAATAGAGCGTAGTTTAGTCAATATTATCACACGAAACAATATTGATTTTTCAGAGTTGGATGATGATGAGATACTGAAGGAAATCCAATCTATGCTTATGAACAAAGAAAACTTCAATGAACTAATGGAGGCAATTCAATAATACTTATTGACTCTGTGGTATATTTCTGTTATATTAAAAGGAACTCGCAATGAGTTCCTTTTTTTATCAGGAGATTTACATGTCGTTAGATTCTATTAGTTCAGAAGAAAAAGCAAAACTTACACGCTTAGTTGACGAAGGGTGCGAGGTTTTACAAGAGGTCGATGATCTCAAGGGTGGATTGCGTGATACTGTGAAGGCGATTGCTGAAGAACTTGATATCAAGCCAGCGGTACTTAACAAAGCAATCTCTATTGCACACAAATCAAAACTCACTGAAGCAAAAGAAGATTTTGGAGATGTTGAAACCATTCTCGAAACGGTGGGTCGCACTCTTTGAGTTATGTAGATGTAGATTATAATGTAGACAAAGATATTGTTCAGGTAGTAGAACGTGTAAATGGTAAGAGGATATTTAAAGACTTTCCTGCTTGGCGTACATTCTATGTTGAAGATTCCAACGGAAGTCACTTGAGTATATACGGTAATAAGGTTCGTGAAATACGGTGCAAGACTCGTAAAGAGTTTTTCAAAGAACGTAAAATATTTTCTGGAAAGAAAATGTTTGAAAGTGATTTCAAGCCTGAAAATATCTGTCTAAGTCAGAACTACAACGGTGCTGAACCGCCAACGCTTCATACCGCATTTTTTGATATTGAGGTTGATTTCAATAAAGATAAAGGATTTGCGCCGCCCGACGATCCATTTAATATGATCACTGCAATTACCGTATATCTTGATTGGCTAGACAAACTGATTACGCTTGTTATACCTCCTGCGCATATGCGCCAAGGCAAGGGATTAGAAGAAGCACAAGAGATTTGCGAGAAGTTTAAAAACACATATTTGTATTTGAATGAGGGTGAACTGCTTGTTGATTTCATGGATATTGTTGGAGATGCTGATGTTCTCAGTGGTTGGAATTCTGAGGGTTTTGATATTCCATATACTATTCGTCGCATCATTCGTATTCTATCAAAAAGTCATACAAGAAAGTTGTGCTTGTGGGATAAAACGCCACGTCAAAAAAAGATTATGAAGTACGGAAAAGAACAGATCACATATGATTTGTCTGGCCGCATTCATCTTGACTATCTAGAACTATATCGCAAATATACATATCACGAAATGCATTCATATTCATTGGATGCTATTGCTGAATATGAATTGGGTGACAAGAAAACACCATATGAAGGTACGTTGGACCAACTGTACAATGAAGACTTTTATAAGTTTGTAGAATATAACAGACAAGATACCGCACTTCTTGGACAGCTTGATAAAAAACTTCGGTTCATTGACTTAGCGAATACAATCGCGCACGATAATACAGTTCCAATTCTAAAGACTATGGGTGCTGTAGCTGTTACAGAACAAGCGATTGTCAATGAAGCACATCGTCGTGGCATGGTTGTTCCTGACCGTTCTCCAAGAAATAACAATAATCAGTTAAACGAAAGCGACAACGAAGAAGATGAAGCGGTAGAAATAACAGGCGCTGCGGGTGCGTGGGTTGCTGATCCAAAATCGGGTCTACAACGCTGGGTTGCTGGCATTGATATTAACTCTCTATATCCTTCAATTCTTCGTGCGCTGAATATGTCTCCAGAAACAATAGCAGCACAGTTGCGTCAAGACTATACAGATACTATGATTGCTACCCGCGTTGCGCACGGCAAAAAAACTATCTCTAAAACGTTCACTGCTGCACAAGCATGGGAAGATACATTTGTCGCAGAAGAATTCCGTTTAATGGAAGAAAAAGACAAAACTAATATTATAAATCTCGACATGGAAGATGGTACAAGTATTGAAGTCACCGGCGCAGAAGTCTATGATCTCATATACCATAACATCGACTTACCTTGGGCAATCAGTGCGAACGGAACTGTATTTGATCAATCAACACAAGGTATTATTCCAAGTTTGCTTGAGCGTTGGTATTCAGAACGCCAAGAAATGCAGGCTAAAAAGAAAGAAGCAACAACACCAGAAGAAATTGCTTACTGGGATAAAAGACAACTTGTTAAAAAAATTAACCTTAACTCATTATATGGCGCGCTATTGAATGCAGGGTGTCGCTTTTATGATAAACGAATGGGACAATCTACCACATTGTCAGGTCGTTGTATTACTAGGCATATGGGCAGCAAGACGAATGAAATAATTGAAGGCACATATGATTACAAAGGCAAATCAATTATTTACGGTGATACTGACTCTATCTATTATTCTATGTATCCAGTATACCAAAAAGAAATTGAAAGCGGTGAATTGGCTTGGGATAAAGATTTGGTATTGGAATACTATGACGAAATAGCAAATCAAGTGAATGCTAGTTTCGCAGACTTTATGAAATCATTTTTCAATGTGTCTCGCAAGCAAGGTGAAATTATTGCTGCTGGCCGCGAAAACTGTGCCACTACTGCTCTATTCATCAAAAAGAAACGTTACGCTATGATGATTTACGATGATGATGGTGATAGACGCGATGTTGATGGCAAAGAAGGAAAGATTAAGGTAATGGGTCTTGATATGAAACGCAGTGATACGCCTATTTTCATGCAAGATTTCTTGGGCGTTGTACTGAAAGAGTTGTTGGTGACTGGCGACAAAGATGTTATTATTGAACTTATACGTGATTTCCGTAGAGAGTTTCGTGAAATGAACAGTTGGGAGAAAGGTAGTCCGAAACGAGTAAACAACCTGACAGCATATACTATTGCCACAGAAAAGTATTTTGATAAAAAGAATGCATCTATTAAGTTAAGTCATGCAGAAACTAAACTGAAAAAAGTAAATCTACCGGGACACGTTTCGGCTGCTATCAACTATAATCGTCTTCGCAAAATGAATGGCGATCAATATAGTATGCCTATCATGGATGGCATGAAAATAATTGTTTGTAAACTAAAAGACAATCCATTAAAAATGAAAAGTGTTGCTTATCCGATCGATGTTGACCGTATTCCAGAATGGTTCCAAGAGTTGCCATTTGACGACGATTTGATGGAAGTTACTATCATTGATAAGAAGATTACTAATCTGTTGGGTGTTCTGGAATGGGATTTAAATGGCACTCATAACTCAGAAACATTTGACAATCTGTTTGAATTTTGAGGATTGATATGAATAAAAACTATACACTACATAGCGGTAATTGCTTAGATGTGATGAAGACGATGGATGACAACAGTGTTGATTCTATCGTTACTGATCCACCATATGGGTTATCTTTTATGGGAAAGAAATGGGATTACGATGTTCCTTCTCAGGAGATTTGGGAAGAATGTTTGCGTGTTTTGAAACCCGGTGGTCATTTGTTAGCATTTGCAGGAACAAGAACGCAGCATCGCATGGCGGTTCGTATCGAAGATGCTGGTTTTGAAATCAGAGATATGATTGCATGGGTCTATGGGAGTGGGTTTCCGAAGTCATTGAATGTTAGTAAAGCGATTGATAAGGCGGCGGGGGCAGATCGAACGGTAAAACGTGGCGTTAAACCCGAACATGAAAATTTTGCAGACAAAAAAAATCCAGTGAGTGGGGTATCAAGAAAAAATGGTTCTCAAGGTGATGGTGGATTTCATAGACCTTGGATGGACGATCCAGAAAAGGCAAACAATTACCACTATGAATTCGAACCCGCTACTAACGAAGCAAAGCAATGGGAAGGTTGGGG